GATGGGTTGCGCCAGAAGCGAACTCCGTTGTCAAAGATTTGCTGAATCTTACGCATATCATCAGCGGGCATAGTTCCTACCACGGCACATCCAATTGTTTTAACGTATGTCCACCGCTTGCGAGCCTGAACGTTAGGGATTGCAACCCGGTGCAGAGCGTAACCATACATATCAAAATATTCATCGATGATTCTGGCAAACTGTGCTGTGATATGCCTATGATAGAAATAGAAAGTCATGCTTTTTTGGCCTGCCCAAACCATGGAACTTTGTGAACCACGGGCTACTGTAGGTAGATACGCATGTTCTATCACGCTGGTAAGAACGCTAAGCGCAAGAACGCCAACGCCAACAGCGGGAATTGCTAGGGTTGCACCCAAACCAATGCTTCCAGCGGCGCCAGCGGCGGCGGCAGCTCCAGCGGCGCTAACAGCGGAAGAAGCCGCCCTTGAACTGGCCTGTAGACCACTAGTAATGCCGTTGACAGCAAGTGTTCCAGCGCTTTGTGCAAGCCACGCTCTGAACGTGTCAACATTGTAGGCTATTTGTGGGAAACCAGTCATAATGCATGCATCGTCGTAGTTATAGCGCAAACCTTTATAATCCATTGGCACACACCACACAGACGGATTTGGTGTGGTGTCCCCAGCGTACCATAACTGGACGCCAGAATCCCCTGTAAAGAATTCCCAATCCCACTTTTTAATAGCGCCCATTCTCGTCGAGCACGTTAGAAAGCTATAGGGGCTTGTCAACAATTTTTTGTTTTTGGGGGTGTAACCGTCTAACGACGTAGGAATCGACTCTGTAACAGTAAAATTCCCGGTAATAAGATCCTGCCCGTCGGATGCCACAAGAGCTTTAGGCATAAGGAATACGCTCACAATAGCATCGGGTTTGCCACCATCCACAACATTTTTGATAAATTCCGAACAAGACTTTGCGCCTTCAACAGTGTTGTCGAATGACACATAATTAAGGCCGGAATATGTTCCGTTGAAATATCCTCCATGAAAATCTTGTGCGTTTTCTGTGCAGGCGCAAGCTACGACAATTGAACTGTTATTTAAAGCCCCAAGAGCTGTGATAACAGTGTCAAGGTATTCGCCAGTCTCCAACCCTTCAGGGACAAGGTTATCACCCGGTACGTCCGTGGTGCTATGCTGTCTTTCAACAAGGCATTCTCTCAGGCTAAAATCAAACCAATACGTCTGCATTACGTCAATGTCGAAGTAGATATCAGCCCTCGTGTCGGCAACAAATTCAATCTTGCGAATAAAGGCATAGAACCATTTGTTGCCATAGCTGGCGTTCTGGAACATTACATAGTTGCAGTCATACAGGCTATCAGCCTTAATTCCAACCCGGATAACACCACGGTTTACTCGCTGATAAGTGTTTTGCGTTAGGCTATATTTGGCTTTACTGCTAAAGTAATTGATCTGTGCGCTAAGGCTAGAAAAGTACAGCGTGTTCTCGTAGCTCGGTTCCAGCGGAACGTCTTTCAGAATTCTGATATTTGTATTAGGTGCAATATACATCGCAATCCTCCCAATTGGGAGTGGAGCAAATGCCCCACTCCCTATTTAACCTAACCCGTCAGCTTATCCAGCAACGGGCTTAAAGGTGACGCTGTCACCGGGCTTCGCGGTCGTATAGTCGAACGTCGCGGCGGCAGTCCCGCCAGTGTTCTGACTGACATACAGCTTCTCGCTTCCATCAGCCTGCTTGTACGCTACCTGAACAAGCGCGGCATTGGCGTTCGCCTGATAGATGATAGCCCCATACGGGTGAACAGCCGTCGCGTCCTCGACCATTTGCTGAGTCTGGACGAAACGAACACTGACAGCCTTGTTGGCACTCTCAGCCTGACCAAACGTAACCACGGTAGCGGTATCGCTCTTGTCCACGGAAACGACAGGGATGGTGATGGAATCGGGTGCGGCGTCAACAGCTTCGGTAGTGAACGCGATAGCGTTCGAGAACGGGGAATAGGAAACGGTTTTCCACATGTTCAGGAAGTAGTTCCAGTACATACCGGAAGCAACATACGTTTCCGTGAACTTAGTCAGGTTGTCATAAACCTGGAACCACTCGCTGTCAAACAGAATCGCTTTGACGTTCTGCATGGCAGTCAGCTCAGCCGGAGTGACAGGATCGAGCATGTCAGAGTTAGCGACGATCTCGGAGAAACGATCATTGTCGAACTCGCTGAAAGAATCAATCAGCGTCAGTCTGCCCTGATAGTCGGCCTTGCCCATGTTGAACGCAGAAGCAAGCACTTCCACGTCATACTGTGCATTGTACTGCGTGTCCATGAAGAGGTACTGATCTTCTTTCTTCGTGATGGTGGTCACGCCGGAAGCGTTGTACTTATCACTCATGAACGTCAGCCCATTGGAATAGCCGCGATAGATAGCGGCATCATTTTTAATAGCCGCCGTCGTGCCAGTGATATGCACCTTGAAAATCTTATTGGCGTTGTAAGCCTTGATAATCAGGTACTTGAAAAGCAGAAACTCGTCGTACTCTGCGGCAGTATACACAGCATCCACAATGCGGGCGATAAGATCCTGTACGCCGCTCATGCTCAGAAAAGCCTGTTGGAGATCCTGCTCCTGAATAGTCACGGGGTACTGGACGCGCCAGTTCATAGCGTGGAAAGCGGAACGAACATCCGGTACGCTACGTTTCAGCTCTCTACCCGCGGCCTTCTCAACGGAGAACTCACGCGCTTTGCAGATATTGACGAAAACCTCTTCGACGACTTCGCCCATCTCAAGATAACCCTTCTTGAGCATAGCATAGGCGTTGTTAAAGGTTGCGCTCTTAACCCTCACAAGAGCGATACGGTTGATAAGTGCGTTGATGAACTGGTTAGCCAGAGAGGGGTAGCCAACCAGAACCTCACCGACACGCGGAATGTCGGTTTCCTTAGTAACCTCCGGGACAAGGCTCTGATACTCATAGCCAGCGTTCTGACGAATGGTATTCAGAATGTCCATAGTGGAAGCATTCAGGGTGCTTACAGATACGCGTCTGGGCATTTCTTATTCCTCCTTAAAAAGTTCTTCATATGTCAGGCGCTTCGGTTCGTCGTCGGGTTCAGACTCAAGGTCTGAATCGTCCCCACTAGACATGAAGCGCTCAGCATAGCGTTTGCGCCAAGCGGCGTCGTTTTCCTTGTACTTTGCTTCCCAATCCTCAGTGCTTACCTCAAGGGAATCTGAAATGTCCTCCATGAAAGTAAGCGCTTCATCGGATGTGTTGTCGCCAAGAATGGCTTTGGCAGAAGCAAGAAGTTCATCCTTTGTTTTCTTTGCCATGTTAACCTCCTTACCACGGTCTAAGATAAAACCATATGGGCATTGATTTTCTGGGTTTATGCGGTTTAGGTGGGTCTACTCCGGTTAGGTATTTGTACCAGTATTCGGCATTCGCACTATCCTGCGCTTCACGCGTAGGAAGCACGGATTCGCTGGGGTGCTCAAAATACCACAAGAAATATTTTGCAAGCGTGGACGGCGGTAAGTCACTGTGCAAGAACTCCACTCCGGTTATTGGTGGGTTAACAGGTCTGGCATAATCATTTGCAAACCATTGGCTACCTGTGCTTAATCCGACATAAATCAATTCGCACTGTAGCCAGTCCGGCATGTTGTCCAAGTCTGTAGAACCATAGTAGTCGGACACTTTAGTCCACGGCGTCCATTGCGCAAGGCCATAACCATAATTAGATGGCGGTTGGCCATACTCAACGCCGCCTTCCCATCTGCCGGGGTTGATTGTGGATTCACTCTGTAGCACTCCAAGCATTCCAGCCACGGCATTATAGGTTGCGTCTGAAATTGTTGCCGAAGTGGTGAAATAAGACAGGAACTCAACAGCGTTGTTTTGCATCTGCTCTAGGTTAAGGCTTGCGTTAGTGTGAATCCACGCCATAGCTTACCTCCACATGCCAGTTAGAACGCCGTCTGTGGGTATGCCGTCAACAGTCCGGACGGAAACCGCTATAACATTTTCAGGATCTGTTAAAATTGGTGCTGGTTTACCACACAAGTTTGCCTTTATCGGCTCGTCTGCTGAGAGTTTTGTGACCACCAAATCCCAAAAAGAACCACGCTTAAATCCTTGAACCGAGGTTGTTCCTGCGCTTTCGCTTGTTGCTCCATACTCCTCTAAAATTCTGGAAGAAGTAACGCCAACGCTCAGAATGTATACGTTGTGAGTCACGGGCAGCTTCAACACAAACTCCGTACATTCTTTGGGCAAAGCAATAAAGCCCTGTTTAGTTTGACCAATTCTACGCCAAGGCTTCACATAATCACCCCCTCAGCAGAGCGCCCCATGTGTTTTTACCACAAATGCCATCGGCTTTCAGCCCGTGCGCACTCTGGAAACTGCGGATAGCACTGACAGTCTCACCGCCGCAAACGCCATCAGCGCCATACTTCGGCATCGCATAGCCCTGCGCAATTAGTGCGCCCTGCAAGGTCTTGACCGCGTTGCCACGGTCGCCGTTGCCAATTTCGATAGTTTCGACCATAACTTTTTCAGCTCCTTCATTCTTAATTTCTTCCACACACCCGTGCGCAATCTTGTCGAACGGGAAAAACTTGCCGGGGCAATCCGTGGTTCCAATGTCCTTGTGCTTAGCCACCCATGAAATGCCCCACTTATTTTTCAGATACTTCACCAGCTCAGCGCCAGCCTTAATCTGTGCATCAGGCATTGTCTCCGTCATGAAGTTGCCCTCGAAGCAAATGCCGATAGAGTGATAGTTAGCGCCGTAAGCGTGTGCGCCAACACACTGTTCCGGTCTGCCACGATAGATCGAGCCGTCCTTCCGCACAAAGAAGTGATAGCCAATGCCAACCCAACCGTTCGCAACGTGCCAGCTATGAACATCCATAGCGGTGCAGGAACTTGCGGCGGCATGGTGGAGCACAATCAGGTCTGTAAACTCGCGCTTAGTCAGACCGCCGTGCCAATGGTAATCCTGTTCAATGATTTTCATCTTCGTTGTCACCTACCTTGTTCTCAGTGCTGGTCTTGAGTTTGCCGATAATCTTAGTCAGGAAAGCAGGGACGGGTGCGCCAATGGCTGAGACGTTTTCGAGGATTGAGATAAGTTCATTAATAACCAGCCAGAGAAGCACGATGGAAGCAAACAGAAATTCAAACTTCCAATCCATGCCAACACTTTCCGCGCCATAGCGCACACACCAGTCAATCACACACGCTACGGACACGATAACAAGGTAGCCCAATTTCTTGAGAATGCCTTTGATACCGATCTTGCTACTCAGTTCGCCAGCTTCCCATGCCTTCACCATGCCCGTGATGTAGTCCAACAGCATGACTACAACAAGCACGATACAGGGGATGAAAAGCTGTACTCCATAAGCGACAAGCGCCCCAAGTGCGGCGGCGACTGCGGCCTTGAATACATCCATCTTCATGCAACCACTCCATTTCAT